GCTTTTGAAGGCAACATTTTTACTGATAGTGCTACACCATATAGTGTTGCAAATATGACATCTGGTACTCTGTCCCATGGTCGTATTCAAAAGGCTATGATGGATTCTGGTGTAGCAAGAATTTATAAAGATGATGAAGGTCAAGATACAACAGAATTTAAAATCACACATTCAGATCCTCCAATTTTCGGCTATGGGGATGGAATTATTGATTGGGCTGGAGAAGAAATAGTTGCAGAAATAAAAACAATGCCACATGAGCCATTTGAATATTTCAAGACAAAAGGCTCTGGCAAAAAGGGACACCTAATGCAATTACTAATCTATATGAAAATTTTAGGTAAAGCAAAGGGTGTACTAATCTATGAAAATAAAAATACTCATGAACTATTGGTATTTCCAGTTGAAGTAAATAAAACCTATATTGAGTGGATTGATTATGTTTTTGGATGGTTGCGTGAAGTAAGAAAAGCATGGGAAGATAAAACTATTCCTAAAAAGAATTATAGATCCAATTCTAAAGTATGCAAAGAATGCCCAGTAAAAGAAGCATGCAACGCAGCAGATGTTGGAGAGATTAAGATAGCATCTCTGGAGGAATTGAGTGAAACCGTGTAGTTGGTGTGATAATAAATTTAAGCCCAGTGTTTCTTATCAGATATACTGCTCTCCTGAATGTCGTGATTCTGCAACAAAAGAAAAAATTGTAGAAAGACAAAAAATTTTACGTAATAAAAAACGTAAAAATAGAGTAAGGAAATGTAAAAACTGTAAAGAAACATTGTCAATTTATCATGATGGCCCCCTATGCAGTTTCTGCAATATTGACCCAACAATGGTTAGCAAGGCTTTAAGAGATCTTAAAAAACTAGGAGTTATAGATTATGAACAGCATTCCTAATAAAATTTTTGCTATTGATGCTAGTACTAACAGCCTTGCTTTTGCATTTTATTCTTATAAAACATTACAGTCATATGGAAAAATTAATTTTGAAGGCAATGATATTTATGAAAAAGTAGGGGATGCTTGTAGAAAAACAAAAGCATTTCTTGAACAAAATAACTTAATTGAAGCGATAGTTATTGAGCATACAGTATTTATGAATAGTCCTAAAACTGCTGCAGATCTTGCATTGGTTCAGGGTGCTATCTTGGGTGCAGCCCATATCAATGGTATTCGTCAAATAGGCAAAGTATCACCTATGACTTGGCAAAACTATATTGGAAATAAAAAGATAACAAAAGAAGAACAACTGCTTATACGAAAAAATAATCCTGGTAAATCAGTTTCATGGTATAAAACCTATGAGCGCAATATCCGCAAACAAAGAACAATAAAGTTTATTGAGATTAACTATGATAAAAAAATAGATGATAACGATGTTGCAGATGCTTGTGGAATAGGTCATTGGGCCATTAATAATTGGGAGAAGGCAATCTAAAATGTCAGATCGTAATAGTTTTATTTTTAAAGAAGAGCCAGAAGATGTAGTCTTAACAGTTAGAACATTAAGTCCAACCAAATGGTTACTGATAGATCGTGAAACTGGACAAGTTTATCAGGGTAGTCCAAAAGGGCATTGGGATAAAGTAAGTCCAATAGTAAAGGTTGACAAATAATAACATGGCTGCTAAACTATATACAAATGAAACCTGGCTACGTAAAAGATATACAATGGATAAGCGTACCCCAGAAGAAATTGCAAAGGAGTGTGGATGTAGCGTGGAAACAGTATATGTCTACCTTGCTAAATTTGGATTAAGGAAATCAAGGCGATGAGCGAAAAGTTTAATATTACAGTAGATCAGGTAAATCACCCTATTCACTACACAACAGATCCATCTGGAGTAGAGTGCATTCAAATAACACGTCATCGTAATTTTAATATTGGAAATGCCTTTAAGTATTTGTGGAGGGCTGGAATTAAAAATGAAAATACCCAAATAGAAGATTTAAAAAAGGCTATTTTCTATATTCAAGATGAAATTAAAAGACTAGAAGGTACCTATGAGTAATACTGAAATTGAATTAGTACAACATCTTGATGAGGTTAATAGGGTTGTTGAAGAGTACCTAAAAGGTAATGACCCTACGAAAATTTCTAAAACATTATCTTTACCACGTACTCGTGTAGTAGCACACCTTAATGAGTGGAAGGCTATGGCTTCTGCAAATGATGCCATTCGTGCTCGTGCCAAAGATGCTTTGGTTAGTGCAGATGCACATTATACAAAATTGATTAAGCAGGCTTATGAAGTTATTGATGATGCAACCACTACGGCAAATCTTAATGCAAAAACTGCAGCAATTAAACTTGTAATGGATATTGAAGCACGAAGAATTGATATGTTGCAAAAGGCTGGACTATTAGAAAATAAAGAATTAGCAGAAGAAATGTTAGAGATAGAGCGCAGACAGGAAGTATTGGTTGGCATCCTTCGTGATATTGCTTCTACGCATCCAGAAGTTCGTGATCTTATTATGCAAAAGTTGTCTGCAATTGCAAAAGAAGGCGAAGTGATTACAATTGTCCACGATGTTCAATGATTTTTTAGAAGCACTTAAAGATAATCATTTTGAAGAAAATCCAGTAGATGTAAAAACATTTGTTGAATCTCCAGATTATTTAGGACAGCCACCACTTTCAGATATTCAATATGATGTTGTTGAGGCCATGAGCCAAATTTATCGTAAAGAAGATTTACAACATTTATTAGGAACAGAAGAGGGGGCAAGGCACTATGCAAAATATACAAAAAACGAAATCATTCTTCAATTGGGTAAGGGTAGTGGTAAAGACTTTGTTTCTACTGTGGCTTGTGCTTACGTTGTTTATAAGTTACTATGTCTTAAAGACCCTGCCAGATATTTCGGAAAGCCAAGTGGAGATGCAATAGATATTATTAACGTTGCTATTAACGCTGAGCAGGCTAAGAATGTTTTCTTTAAAGGTTTTAAAACAAAGATTGAGAAGTCTCCATGGTTTGCTGGAAAGTATGATCCGAAAGTAAACTCTATTGGTTTTAATAAATCTATTACAGTTTATTCAGGACACTCTGAGCGTGAATCTCATGAGGGTCTTAACTTGTTTATGGCTGTGCTTGATGAAATCTCTGGTTTTGCTACAGAAGTAGGAACAGGAAATGATCAGGGTAAGACTGCTGACAATATATATAAAGCATTTCGTGGTACTGTAGATTCTCGTTTCCCAGATCTTGGCAAGGTAGTTCTTCTCTCATTCCCTCGTTATAATGGCGACTTTATTTCAAAGCGGTATGAAGAAGTAATTATGGAAAAAGATGTAGTAGAACGTAGACATAAGTTTATTATTAATGAAGAGTTGCCAGAAGGTCCAGACAATGAGTTTGAGATTACGTGGGAAGAAGATCATATAAAGTCATACAAATATCCAAGGATGTTTGCATTAAAAAGACCTACATGGGAAGTTAATCCTACTCGTAAGATTGATGATTTTAAGATTGCATTTTTAACAGATCCAGGAGATGCAATGATGCGTTTTCTTTGTACACCAACATATTCTTCAGATGCATTCTTTAAACAACGTGAAAAATTAGAAAAGTGTATGACATTAAGAAATCCAATTGACTCTACAAAAAGGCTAGATGCATTTGCCCCTGATCCAGAAAAAATTTATTTTGTACATGCAGATCTTGCACAAAGACATGACAAGTGTGCAGTTGCAATAGCACATGTTGAAAAATGGGTTAATGTTCAAATTGTTAAGGACTATCAGCAAGTAGCCCCTATCGTTGTAGTAGATGCAGTAGCATGGTGGGAGCCAAAGATAGAAGGTCCAGTAGATCTGTCAGATGTAAAAAACTGGATAATTAATCTACGTAGACTTGGGTTTAATCTTGGTATGGTTACCTTTGACCGTTGGCAGTCATTTGATATTCAGCAAGAGTTAAAAACGGTAGGAATTAAAACAGATACCGTTTCTGTTGCAAAAAAACATTATGAAGACCTTGCTATGCTTGTATACGAAGAAAGAGTTGCTATGCCTAGCATCCCATTATTACTAGAAGAAATGTCAGAGTTAAAAATAACAGACAACGGAAAGCGGGTTGACCACCCACGTAAAAAATCTAAAGACTTGGCAGATGCTGTTTGTGGAGCGGTATTTGGAGCAATAAGCCATACCCCTAAAGACAATATGACAGAGGTAGATGTCCATACATGGTCATCTCCAAGAAAAAATACAGAAATCTTTGTTGACAGCAAAGGTGACAATGTGATAGAATATAACCGTAAAGAAATGCCTGATGATATCAAGTCATATCTTGACAGGCTCAATTTACTATAGTAAAATATAGATATAACCAAAAGGTTATAAAAACAAAACAAGGAGAATAAATTAAATGAAGTCATTTAAGAAAATCGCTCTCGCCATGGTTGCAGCCATGACACTGGGCACAATTTCTGTAGCACCTGCAAGTGCTGCTGCCATGACACTAGCCGTAACGCTGAATGGTGCAGATAAGTCATCTGCAACTTCTGCTGCTGCAGCAGTGGCATTGCCAGTACCAGCAGACAACACTATTGGGGCACTAGAGGCTCTTAAGTTTGTCGCTACAGTAGACACAGGAACTTCTGTTTCTGTAACTGCAACAAACGCAACAATCGTAACCGCACTACATGATGCTGCTGCACCAGTAACTGCATCGTCTGGCTCTTCAAGCCTTACAATTGCAACTGGCACAGGAATCAACGCAACGTTCTATGTATATACTAAAACGACTGCTGTTGGTACTGTTGTAGTATCAAACCAAGGAACAACCTTTACATATTATGTACAAGGAACTGCTGGTGGTATTCATACCCTAGCAGCATCAGCACCTTCTTCTGCACCAGCAGGCACTGTTCAGGATATTCTTGTAACAGCAACTGATGTGTTCGGTAACAAGGTTGCTGGCAAGGTAATTGCTGGTCGTGTATTTGCTGCACAAGGAACACTTGCTGCTCCTGGTACTGCAACAACTGGATCAACACTTGCTGACTTTGGTGTTGCAAAGTTTAACTTGACACTTCCAACAACTGGACGTGCTCTTGTTGAGTTTTCACTAAATAATGCTGCTGATGGAGCAACTGCTGTAGTTGGTCTACCAGCGCTATCTTTGACACCTGCTGTTGAGATCGTAACTCGTGATCTTGCTGCAGAACTAAAGGCTGCACAGGATGCACTTGCTGCTGAGAAGGCTGCTTCTGCAAAGGCTCTAGCAGATGCTAAGGCTGCTGCGGATGCTGCTGCTCTAAAGGCTGCTGCTGATTTGGTAACTGCTAATGCAGAAGTTGCTAAGTTGAAGGCTGAGGCTGTAACTGCTAAGGCTGCTGCTGACAAGGCACTTGCTGATGCAACTGCTGCACATGCTGCTACACTTGCGAAGGTAAATGCAGATAATGCTGCTGCGATGGCTGCTATTAAGAAGGCATTTAATTCACTTGCTGTAAAGTGGAATAAGAAGAATCCTTCTGCAAAGGTTGCTTTGATTAAGTAATCTAAACTTAAAGAGAAGGCGTAGATTAATTTCTACGCCTTTTTCTTTTTAATAAAATGGTATAATAGTTTTATTCTTATTATGAGGTGAAAGGAAAATTAGAAAAACATTTAGAATATTAATAGCATTTTTTCTAGCCCTTGGCTGGACCTTAATTGTTCCAGAAAACGCTAATTCAAATGATCCTTTAGTAATAGCACAACAAGAAATAAACAAACTTGAAGAAGATGTAAATAATCTAATAGATAAAACAAAAACATTAGAATTAATTGACATAGCAAAAACAAAATATACAACTGCTGTAGAGGCAAAAAATGTATTTCAGATATCGCAAGGTATTTATAATGACGCTGTAGATACGTATGATAGCGCAATATTAGTTAAACAAGAAGCACAATTAGCCGTAGATACACAGCAGCCAATAAGAGATTCTGCGTATGCTACTTTACAAAATAAACAAAATGCTTTGGATGTAGCCAATATAAACTTAGCCATAGCCCAGTCTAACGGACAGCCAGCCACAAATAGCCTTAGTGCCTTCTTATACAACTGTTGGGATCCTTATAATACATATAACAATATGCCACCTCTAGGCTGCGGAACAGAGCCTATATCAATGGGTCCATGGTCAAACATTAACTTTAACTTTGGATCTGGCGGTCCTGCTGGGCTATATGATGATTATCAGATTAGGTGGTCTGGCTATATAAAGTCTACTCAGCATTGGACTCCACAATTTAGAACTTGTGGAGATGATGGAATGATATTAATTATTAACGGCAATATAGTTAGAAATGACTGGTTTGATCGTGGTGGTGGCTGTGCTGGATCAACTGGTTATTATATGGAATCTAATGGATGGCTTCCCATAGAGGTATGGTGGTATGAAAATGGCGGGGGAGCCAATGGACAATTACAATGGGATATAGGCAATGGTTTTACTGCTATACCAAGTACTGTTTTTTCAATGTCTATACCGCTTGAAGACCCTAGCCTACCAGCAGCAATAGAGGCTCAAAATATAGCACAACAAGAATATAATCAGGCACTTGAAGCATATAATATTGAAAATAATAAATTGATTCAGTATAATCAAACCTTACAAACCTCACAAGAAAACCTCACACTTGCATCTGAAAACCTCACAACAGAAACACAAAACCTCACAATTGCACAAGGTAATTATGAAATTGCTATATCAGAAATGCAAATTGCAATTATTAATGCTCAAACAGAATACAACAATCAATTAGATTTTGAAAACAAGCAAAGGATTGCTGCTGCAATAGCACAGGCTTTAGCGAATCAACAAGCCTCTAATCCTACTCCAGAACCTACGCCATCTCCAGATCTTACAGAAGCACCAGAGTCCGAACCTTCTCCTACACCTACAATAGATGAACCTACTCCATCTCAAGAGCCAACTCCAGAACCTACTTCTTCACCTGATATTGATCCAACACCTGAGACAACTCCAACGCCCGAACCCTCTCCTTCAAAGGACGAAGCATCACCTTCACCAGAACCCAATCCAGAGCCAAGCCCATCCCAAGACCAAACAGAAACCACAAAACCTGAGACATTACCAGAACCATCTCCTTCCGAAAACAATACGACAAACAATGATACCACAAGTGATTTACTTAGAAAGTTATCTGATTTAACAAGCAAAGATACATTAACAAAATTAACAGATGAGCAAAAAGAGGCTGTTGCTGGAACGCTGGGTATTAAGACAGAAGAGATAGCATTAGTGGCAGAGTTAGCAAAAGAAGATCCAGTTATAGCAGAAGCATTAGAATCATTTGCAGAGAAGGCAGCAGAAAATAAAGATGCTCCAATGCCTTATACAATTGCAGACGCTATCACTGAAGCACAAGCAGATGAATTTTTATCAAATCCAATAGGTGCATTAACAGATATAGATTTTGAAAAAGTTCTTAGTCCATCAGAATGGGGTAAAGATATGACGGATGACCAAAGAGAAAAGGTGCAAGAAATAGTAGTTTCTGCAATTATTGCAGGAAATATAGTTTCAGCATCAATGACAAGGAGGAAATAATGAAGATACTTAAAGGCATACTAAACTATGCATGGGAAGTAGTAAAGGAAAGCATTGCTCAAATATTTACCCTGCTTGGATTTTTTATAGCATGGCTAACCCTTACAGGCACTGCTCAGCAGGTAGTTGGAGTGGCTACTTTGGTTGCCACTGTTATTTGGCTTGCTACCATCCCGCTTAGAAAAGAAGATTAATAACTGGTATAATGAGCAATATGATAAGACTAGTATTAGTTTCCCTACTTGGATTAATGTTAACTGGTTGTGGCTACGACGGCCACTATCGTTATCCCTGCCAAGATCCAGTAAACTGGGAAGCCAAAGAGTGCAACCCACCACTATGTGAGGCCACAGGAACCTGTACAAAAGACCTGATTGGCTATGATCCAAATGAGGGTAAGGTAGAAGTAACAGAGGAAGCCCCAGAGGAAACAAACTCTGATATAATTGAAGAGTCTAATGAAGCACCAGCGCCAGAAAACGTAGACAACATCAACAACATGGTTGATGATATTTCGGAAGGAAACTAAAATAAGATGGCTAAAACAAAATATACACCAGCAGAACTTGATGCACGATTAAAGTTTACATTGGGTATTATACTTGGATCTATTCTATTCTTTACTGCTATGGGAATTCTGTATGCACTTATTTTTGTTACCCAGCCAGTTGGTGGACAATCTGAAAATGATAAAATGTTTTTCAATGTTCTTGGATCAGTTGCTACGTTTATTACAGGAACATTAGCAGGATTACTTATTGGTAAGAGTGGTTCAGATGCTATTGCAGAAACCATACAAACATCAGAGCCTGAAGAAGTTGTTCAAGAAGAACCTGTTCAAGAAGGCAAGCCAGAAGGACAAATGCCTGATGAGCAAGATATAGATGAAGAATGGGATAAGGATTAATCATGGCAGAATTAGGAACAGCAGCAAAACTTATTGAGATTGCTAAGGGTGAAATTGGTACTATTGAAGGTCCAAAAGATAATGAAACAAAGTATGGCAAGTTTATGAAAGCAAACTTTCAGCCATGGTGTGGATCTTTTGTTAACTGGTGTGCTGATCAAGCGGGGGTAAAAGTTCCTAATACTGTCTATACTCCATCAGGAGCAGCAGCATTTAAGAAGGCTGGTCGCTGGTATGATGCACAGATTTGTGACCCAGAGCCAGGAGACATTGCATATTTTGATTTCCCAGCAGACGGTGTAGATCGTATCTCACATGTTGGTATTGTTATTAAAGATAATGAAGATGGAACTGTATGGTGCATTGAAGGAAATACCACTAACAAAAAAGGTGGAAGCCAAAGAAATGGTGGCGAAGTATGTAAGCAACTTCGTGCTTATAAGAAAAACAGCAAAGGCGTACAAGTTTCTATTGTAGGATTTGGTCGTCCTAAATTTAAAGGTGCTGCAGAAAAAACAGCCCCCGCTACAGCACAAGTGAAAAAATGTAGTAAATGCGGTCAAGAAATAAAATAATCTATCTTTGATATACCCCAAAATTCTGGTATACTTTTATAGAAGATATAGGGAGTGGCATGACTTGTATTGCGGGTATAATGAAAGAAGGCAAGGTTTATCTTGCTGGTGAACGAGGGGCTTCAGAAGGTAATTATATAGTCCCAATAGACAGACCAAAGATATGGAAAAACGGTCCATATATTTTTGGCTACGCAGGAACATTTGACAGCCAATTAATTCAATATAACTTTAATCCTCCTGCCCCAGAAGGAAATGTTGATAAATTTATGCATACTAAATTTTTAAAAGCATTAAAATCATTTTATACAGAATGGGATATTGGTGGAAAAGATTCAGAAGTATCTTTACTTATTGGCATTAAAGGTAGATTATATGAACATGATGCCGTTGATCTTACATTGATTTCCTATGACAGAGACTATATTGCCATAGGATCAGGGGCAGACTACGCTATGGGTTCTTTACATGCCACCCAAAACCATAAAGATCCAAAGCGTAGGCTTGCTCTTGCTTTAGATGCTGCATGTTATCTAAGCACGTCATGTATTGGCCCAATTGACTTTTTGAATGGTTAGGTATACAATATATATATGAACCACATGAGTGAAGATTATTTATCTCCAGAAGAACAAGAATTTGGAATTTGGTTAACCAACGGCATTGAAAGAGGATGGATAAGCGGTCCGTACTGCCATACTCATGATGGTGGAACTCAATATATGAGTGAAGAAGAAATACAAGAATGGGAAGATGGCGGAGACCCATGTGAGCATGTTGTTAGAATTTTTATATAATAAAAGAATATTGGATAATGAAAAAAAGTCGTAAAGTTCCAGATGGTAGTAGGGGAAAATTTAGAATAGTAAAAGATGGCTTATGTCATCATGCCCCATGGGATCAAGAAAAAACACATGACGAGAGTTATAAGTGTGACAAGCATTATGAAAACTCAATTGGTATTTACACAAGGTCACTATTTTTTTTAAGACCATTAAAAGATATTTTAAAACTAGATAAACCAGTTGCAGATTTTCCAGGAGATAAAACGCTTTGGCCAAATTATTTTGCAGATAGAAATACAGAAATTTTACAAGAAGAACTCAATAGCCATGGTTATAGATCAAATAGTTTTATAAATAAACATGATGGAAAGCATGTATTGTTTTTAGGATGTTCTTATACTTGGGGTTCTGGATTATTTATAGAAGAAACTTGGCCTAAAATTGTATACAATAACATAAGTAACAATGAAAAACTATCTGGATATTTCAATATGGCTTATCCTGGCGACTCTGTATTTTCTCAAGTATCAAATGCTTTTAAGTATTTTAAAAATTTTGGTAATCCGCAGGTTATTTTTTTCAATGTACCAGATTTAAATAGGTTTTATGGTTATTCAAAAACATCCAAGAGCATAGTAAAAATATTAACTGAGCAGAATGATAACGGATTGATATCATTTTTAGCAGGACAATATTATTATATGTTAGAGCAATACTGTAATGCAAATAATATACAGTTGTTTTCTTTTAGTTGGTCATATGAAAATAAAGAAATAAAGAATGCAGGAATTGAAGATTCTAAAACTTTTTATAAAATTAATATAAAAGACCTTTTTCATTTTACAAAACAATATAAAAAGGATCATCATGGAGAAGACGCTTTAGAGTTAGCCAGAGATAATGCACATCTTGGAAGATCTGATCACGCATATTGGGCAAAGTTTATCACTGAGAAATATAGAGAATCTCAATAATGTATATATTGGGTATTAATGAAACATCTCATGATGCATCCGTATCTTTAATTAAAGACGGAGAAATACTTTTTGCAGGACATGCAGAAAGATATAGTAAAAATAAAAATGACTGGTATGTTAATGATGAATTAATAAATGATGCTTTACAATATGGAAAACCTGATGCAATAGCCTATTATGAAAAGCCATTGTTAAAGGCTTCTCGCTTATTCTTAAAAGGTGGTTTAGGAGATTGGAAACCTAAATATAATTTTGACAATATGATGCCAATATACAAATTTAAGCACCACTATTCTCACGCAGCAGCAGGGTATTACACAAGTAAGTTTAATGATGCTGTAGTAGTAGTATTAGATGCAATAGGCGAGTATAACACTTCAACAATATGGGTTGGAGAAGGAAGCAATATAAAGTTAAAATACAAACAAAATTATCCAGTTAGTTTTGGTTTGTTTTATTCAGCATTTACCCAACTTATTGGCCTTATGCCAAACCAGGAAGAGTATATTATGATGGGTATGGCTGCATATGGGGACTGGCGCAGATATTATAAAGAAGTTGATGAATACTTCCCAAGATATGATAAACAAAAATACAACCTACATACAGGAATATCTGATTGGGGAATGCAGATTACAGAACAAGATAGATTTGATATTGCTGCTGCAGTTCAAGTTGTATACGAGCAAAGATTAAACGAATTTATGCATATGGCAAAGAGCATAACTAATAAAAATAATTTAGTTTTTATGGGAGGATGTGCTCTTAATTCATCTGCTAACACACTACTTTGGAATATTTTTGATGACGTTTGGATAATGCCAAATCCTGGAGATGCTGGCAGTTCTCTTGGAGCAGCAACAGCATTGTACGGCAAGCATGTAAATTGGAAAACACCATATTTAGGTTATGATTTAGGTGGAAAATATCCAGTTACTAAAATTATTACCAGTTTGATAAAGGATAAAGTCGCTGCAGTTGCGACAGGTAGAGCAGAATATGGCCCAAGAGCATTGGGTAATAGAAGTATTCTTGCAGACCCAAGAGATCCTAACATAAAGGATAAAGTTAATTTAATTAAACAAAGGGAATTATTTAGACCATTTGCTCCAGTAGTTATGGCAGAATATGCTAATAAATGGTTTGACATGGATTACGAAAGTCCATATATGCAATACACTGTAAAATGTTTACAGCCAAATAAGATACCTGCAGTAGTGCATCAAGATGGCACTTCAAGAGTACAAACAGTCACAAGAGAGCAACATCCAGGACTATACGAAGTTCTTTCAAATTGGTATGTAATGACAGGTGTTCCAGTTTTATTAAATACTAGCCTAAATATTAAAAGTCAGCCATTAATCAATGATGAAAATGATATTATAAATTGGGAAAAATCTTACAACTTTACAATATGTAGGTAATATGTTATAATATATGTATACCTGCCCTAGTGGGGGTATACAAAATAACTCGCTGAAAAGGAGAAAAAATGGTTACAACATATGCATGGGACCTTTTCAAGGATCCCTTTTTTATTGGCTTCAATCGTGAGATGGAGCGTCTAAGTAATGTACAGTTGGCATCTCGCCAAACTTCATACCCACCATACGATCTAGTAAAGGTTGATGATGATACTTATAAATTGTCATTAGCGGTTGCTGGATTTGCTAAGGATGATATTGAGGTATCTGTTGACAATGGAACTCTGATTGTACAGGGTGAAGGCACAGATACTGAAGATGTTGAAGTAGTTCACAAAGGAATTGCTGGTCGTAAGTTTACACGTACCTTTGCCCTTGGTGAATATATGGAAGTTACTGGTGCTACCGTTAAGGATGGTTTGCTTAATATTGATATTGAGCGTATTATTCCTGAAGAGAAAAAGCCAAAAGTAATTAAAATCAAGTAGTATAATATAATAAGTCCCCACACAGGACCTTAGAGATGGATTAGTTACCCATTTATATAACCTGGCCATCGTGCCTGAATTACCTGTGTGGGGCTTTTAATTACTGATATAATTATCTTGCTATGACTGAAAAAGAATTAGCAACATATAATAAGCAGCAATATAAAAAAAGATTGACTGAGATTAAGCAGTCAAGTGGATGTGTTGACTGCGGAGAAAAGAATCCAATAGTTCTTGATTTTGATCATATAAAAGATAAAAAATATAATGTATCAAGAATGATTCATGATGGATTTTCTTGGGCAGCCATAAAAAAGGAAATAGCAAAATGCGAAGTTGTTTGTGCTAATTGTCATAGAATTAGAACTCATAGTAGATTGACTGAAAAAGCAGTTTGATGGTATAATATTAATATGGAATCAAACAAAAGAACACTTTTAAAAACAGCAAGTTGGGAAACCTTTCACCTAGTAGGTGTTGCAGGAGTAATTTATTTATTTACTGGTGAATGGGAATATGCAAGTCTTGGTGCTTTAATGTATATCGCATGGGAAGCACTTGGCTATTATCTTCATGAAAGAGTCTGGGCAAGATTTGGAAAGAAGATTAAGTAATGTCAAAAAGAAAATCATCTGGAAAATATAGATCTAAACACCCTTTTAATCCAATGCAGATTAAAAATGGAATGATTGTTCGTCTTCGTAAAGATGGAACAGTTAAAGCAGTACTTGGTAAATATGGTGAGTATGGAAGGGAAAATGGTAATGCCAGCGTATGAATATGACTGTATGCCGTGTGCTACCAGATATACAAAAGTTAGATCTATGTCAGAAGATGATCCAGGATATAAGTGCGAAATTTGCAATCAGCCTTTAGTTCGTGTATACTCTAGTGTAGGAATACAATTTAACGGAAAGGGCTTTTACAAAACAGATTATGCAAACAAGTGATGTACACCCAAGCGCTGTAAAAGAAAAACCAGAATGGATACTAACCGCACAAGATAGATGCGATAGATGTTCTGCTCAAGCCTATGTTAGAATTAAGGGCGGTACTGGAGATCTTATGTTCTGTGGTCACCACTATGATAAAATTATGAATGATCCAAATGCTTATACAAAGATGATGGCATTTATGCTAGAAGTACTTGATGAGCGTGAAAGATTAAATGAAAATAGAGCAAAAGGAGATAGTTACTAATGTATGAATATTTTGTAAAAGAGGTAAAGTCTGTTGTTGATGGAGATACCATTGACGTTGTATTAGACTTAGGATTTAATATTCTTTATGCACAACGAGTTCGTTTGGCTGGTATAGATACTCCAGAATCAAGAACTACAGATAAGGCTGAAAAGGCTCTTGGTCTAGAGGCTAAAGACTATCTTAAGAAAAAACTTGCTGGAGCAAAGACTGTTGTAATTAGAACAGAAAAGTTAGACAGTTCTGAAAAGTATGGCCGTATCCTTGGCTGGCTATATGTTGATGGTAGTGGAGAATCTATTAACAATCAAATGATTGAAGATGGGTACGCATGGGGATATCTTGGAGAGACTAAGGTAAAAGATTTTGATGCGCTTAAGATTCAAAGAATGAAATCAGGAAAATGAATCCAGAAGATTTAACTATTGAACAATTAATACTTGATGGTGCTCTTGAGTTTGGTGGTATAGACGTTGAAACTGGAGAAGTGCTATATAATTTTACTGATAAATTAAAACAAGTAATGCCAGATTTATATAAGGAGCATTTAAATTTTGTCAATTCTGAGATAATGTATTTATGGGAAAAGGGCTATCTAACATTAAATTATGACAAAAATGAAAGCCCTGTAGTAGGCGTTGCTCAAAAAGCATTTAATGACGCTGAAATTGCAAAACTTTCTAAAGAAAAGCAAAGGTCTTTAAAAGAAATTATGAACATCTTAAAGGTGGTATAATAAACTCATGCCATATCGTGTAGGTGCTAAAGGTTCATACGGTTGCTCAGGCTACCCAGCCGTAAAAGAAGACGGTACAGTAATGGGTTGCCATAAAACAAAATCACAGGCTGCTGCTCAAATTTATGCTATAAATGTTTCAGAAGGAAAGATTGGAAAAGCCATGGTTAAAGAAGGCGATATGGTGATGGCACCACACGAAGAAGAGATGTATGTTGGGCGTGTTGTTCATGTAATGACAGAGGGAATGTTGGGATCAGAAGGTTCAGAATACTCTATTATGGCAACACCAACAGATCCAGCAATATTAATTCAACTATATGAACTTGAAGAAGGCGGTCTAGAAGAAACAGAATACTTTGTTGGAGCGCTATCATCTGAGGTTATGGCATTGCCATCAATAGAATCAAATGTAGGAATGGATAAAGCATATGATGGATGTGGATGTCCTACTTGTAAAGAAATGAATGTTAGTTGTGAAGATTGTCCAGTATGCAGTAAAGATATGGCAGAAAAAGGAATGTGCTGTCCAGAAAATATGGAAAAGCAAGCACCATGTTGGGAAGGCTATGTACAACGTGGCATGAAAGAAAAGAATGGAAAGAAAGTTCCTAATTGTGTTCCAGCAGCAAAAGCAGAAGATCTTTGGGAAGATGACGATGATGTTGAATATGACGATGAAGATGAAATGAAAAAAGCAGAAGGATATGTTCCACCTGCAGGAGTGCGTTCAGCAGCACGTAAGGCAATTAAATTTAAAGAACAGGGTAAGGCAAAAGGTGCTGGTACATCAGTTGGATGGACTCGTGCTGGTCAACTTGCTCGTGGCGAAAGGCTATCATTGAGCACAGTTAAAAGAATGTATTCATACTTTTCACGACATGAAGTAGATAAAAAGGGCAAGGATTGGGGCAACCAAGCAAATCCTTCTAACGGATACATTATGTGGTTAGCATGGGGTGGCGATGCAGGCTTCGCATGGTCAAGATCTATTGTTAAAAGAGAAGCATCTAAATCAATCCTAGGAAATATTTTTGATCCATCAAATCTAAGACAACGTAATTTTTAATTAATATTATGTTAAATTATATAGCGGTCCTCTTGACATTGGTGAACGTTGTTGCTATACTTTATAGATGGCGAAACAAAAAAGTTTTGCTTAAGAGATATGTTTATAGGCAAACAACTCTTCATCAGATAGCCAAATTGGTTATACCAACTAATGAAGAATTGCTTCTTAAAAAACCTACTCAATATAAAAAACATATTACAGATAAAACTGTAAGGGTTATACAAACACCTGATAGAAAAGCCTATTGGGTAAAAGATAACAAGTTTTATTGCGCTGATGTGTTAGATGGTGAGTTTAATCCTGATCTTGGAAAAGAGATTAAGACTGATTCGTTATCAAAAAAGGAAATGAATAAATTATTATTCATATTGGACAGTTTGAACAAAGGAAAAGAAGATGATAGTAGGAGTTCAGGGAACTAATTCTTTTGATGACTATAATGTTTTTTTAAGGGCAATGGGGGTAGCAATATCCAACATGCAAGAAACAGATCATGAACTATTTATTTATTCAGCAGGTCCAAGAAACATAAACTCTTTTGCTTCAGAATTTACAAATGTATCTGAAAGAAGTTTTAAAGTGCGTGGTAAAAGAATTAAACTTTACAAGGTTCCGCCTTCTTGGTTGGAAGAAAACATAAAGTCTTTTAACTATATAGCATTTCTAAGCAAGCCAAAAGAGTCAGTATCAAAACTAGTTGCTTCTGCCGAATTAAACGGTATTGAAGTTGGAATATTCAGGTACTAGAAAGATGAAAACAATGATTAAAGAACTAGAAACTATGGAAAAGATAGTTACTGAAAACAATGAACTGTCCTGGGATGGATGGAAAGTTGTTGAACTGAAACCCTCAAAAACTGCTATGTTCAAAGTTAATGGTGCATTCGTTAATGGACAATGGTACATAAGAAATATGTACGAATATGGCACAAATGGCTGGGAGATTCCGAAAAAATATGTGAGGTAAATCATGAAGCAACATCTATGGAAAGATAATGCTTCGTGTTTAGGTCTTGACACAAACTTATTTTTTGATAAATATGAAGAGAACGAATCATTAAGATCTGGCGTAGACAATATATGTCTTAATTGTCCAGTATTAAAAACATGTTTTGCCGTTGGTATATCTGGCAAAGAATGGGGAGTTTGGGGCGGAATTTATTTAGAAGGTGGAAAAATTTCTAAAGAATTTAACAGTCACAAAAATAAACAACAATGGGGTAAAGTTTGGATATCCCTAACAACGGAGGTGTAAAATGATTATTCAAATAATTGGTCTTCCTGGATCTGGAAAAACTACATTAGCAACAGCATTAAAGGAACGTATCAATGCTATTCATTTAAATGCTGATGAAGTTCGTGCAACAGTAAATAATGATTTAAGTTTTACTGTAGAAGATAGAATAGAGCAAGCAAGACGCATGGGTGAGATGGCTAGACTCATTGCAAGACAAAACGTTGCTCCAGTAATTGTTGATTTTGTTTGTCCAACTGAAGATACTAGAAATGCTTTTGGACATGCAGACGTAGTTGTATGGATGAACACTATTGGCTTTAGCAGATTTGAAGATACTAATAAAATGTGGGAGCCTCCTACATTTCATGATATAGAAATTGAGGGGCATATTGATTCTCAAAATCTTGAAAACAATGTAAAAAGAGTAATCTTAGAGGCTGGATTATTTGATTGGTCTGCACCAACTACCCTACAACTTGGTAGATATCAGCCATGGCATGAGGGGCACCAAGCACTTAAACAAGAAGCGCACAAAAGAACATCGCAGGTGCTAGTTGGAGTTCGTAATACTTATGGAACTTCAGACAAGGACCCCTTGCCTTATAAGAAGGTTCAAGATTTAATTTACACAGATAATAATGATTACAATACTTTAATATTGCGACTACCAAACATTACCAATATTGTATATGGTCGTGATGTAGGATATAAGATTGAGCAGGTAGAACTATCTCCTGATATTCAAGCAGTTTCAGCAACACAAAAAAGAAAAGAGATGGGTCTATGAATAAGATAAAATATATATGGACTATAGTAAAAGATAGATGGATAAAGCCATATGATGACATTATACTAAGATTTAATACAAAAGCAAAAAAGAATGATCCGTATGTTTGGAGAGTAATAGTTAATGGTCATGAAGATTTTGCTACATCATTTGAAATACATGGATACGTCTACGATGTGCTCTCAGAAGAAAATGGAGTAACAAAATACAATGTTGGATGCAAGGGCAGAGTAAGATGGGATGGTAGTAAAGCCATTATTATAACAGCACCAAAGGCTCCAGAGGAAATGATATAGTGTACACAGATGAAATGCGTAGGGCATTCCATTCGTTAGATGGGCTTGCTCCAAAAGGATTTAAGGTGGATCTAATAGATAATGACAACTTTTTAACTATTAGAATTGATGAAAAGTCTATCTTTAATTTATCACATGATGATAAGATTGCTGCAGTTAGATACGTTGCAGTTTTAAAAGATGCCCTTGAACAAAATGGTGCAATTGTATTAGTTGTAAGAAAGCCATTAGAACAATGAGCATTTTTATTTCAGTAGCATCTTACAGAGATCCAGCATTAGAGGATACTTTAAAAAGTGCTGTTGAAAATGCTTCTGGTAAAGAGGCTATAAAATTTGGGATAGTGCAACAGGATTTAGAAACAGTTGACCTATCTTTTATAAAACAATATTCATTAACTTTAATGCATCCAAGACATGCTAGAGGGGTTGGACTTGCAAGAAGTAAAGCAATGGATCTGTATACTGATGAAGACTATTATTTACAAGTAGACTCTCATACTATTTTTAGTAAAAACTGGGATTTAAAATGTATTGAACAGTTAACATTATCACAACAAATTGCAAGAAATAAAAAAGTAATACTATCTTCTTTTCCTCCTCCATACTCTATAGAAAGAAATGGCTCACAGTTTATTCATTCTATTTCAACTGATGAATTGCCAGTTGAGCCAACCAAGCAAGTTCCTTGGTTAAGAGTAGACAATCAATGGGGAGCAAAAAGATTACCATTTGATGATTTATCATATTCAAAACCAGAATTATCAACTACAGTTCTTGGCGGTTTTATATTTGCTACTGGCGATATAGTCAAAGAAGTACCATATGATGAAGAAATTAGTTTTTTTGGAGAAGAAATCTGTTTTGCAATGAGAGCATGGACAAGAGGCTGGGATATATATTCTCCGCCTATTCCAATTGTTTATCATTTTTATAAAAGAAACGGCTATAAAAAAATATGGTCTGATGAGGTAAGAAGAGAAGTCAATTGGGATCAAATTCAAACAAAATCACAACAAAAACAAAAGAAAGTTTTATGTGGCATTGAAGATGGAATAATGGGTGCAGGAAATGTTAGATCTTTAGAAGAGTATCAGCAGTTAATAGGATATGATTTTAATAAAATATATAAAGATTTGACATTCTAGTTTATCAATAGTACAATATAAGTAGGAGGAATAAATGGAAATTGCAATAGTGGTGCTATCTGTATTGTTGATTTTTTTTATGTACAGAACTTTTAAGTTAGCAAAACAGAATGTTGAAATGGCAGAGGCTGTTCTTTCTATTGCTGATCTAAATGATACTAATAATAATCTTATTAAAGAAGACTTTTTAAAATTTATTTCAGACTCACGAGATTGGGCTTTTGATTATATTGAGGAAGTTCAAAATGGATTAAGTAAATTTATTAAAGAAGTTGAGCCAGATATTGAGTATTATGATAAATATGGAACGGCTGTTGAGGGAATGGTAAGTCCACATGATAAGGCTCTAAAAAAAATATCTGAAGAATTCAAAGAACTAAAGAAATTATTGCCGAAAGATAACTAAAATAATATGAAATTTTATAATCAATCTCTATGCTTTGATGACATATTGTTAGTGCCTCAACATTCTAATGTTGTAAGCAGAAAACAGATAGACATATCAATGAGTGGTTTTGATTTTCCAATTGTTGCCTCCCCAATGGATACTGTTTGTGAAGCATACATGGCAGAATCAATAGCAAACGAGGGCGGTCTTGGAATAATTCATCGCTATATGAACACATCTGAAAGACTAATATCATTTGAACATGCTGCTTCTAAAAATAGTGGCCGTGGCATTGGTATTGCACTTTCTTCCTTAGAATGTTTTGATACTGATTTTATTGATAGTGCTATTGAACTGGGCTGTTATTGGTTTTGTATAGATACAGCAAATGGACATAATGATGCAGCAATAAAAGCGGTGCAGCATCTTAGAATGTATTATCCAGGCATCCACATTATGGTTGGAAATGTATCAACTGTAGATGGATTTTCAATGTTGGCAGAAGTTGGAGCAGATGCCATTCGTGTGGGTATTGGTGGTGGTGCTACCTGTACTACAAGAATAGTTTCTGGACATGGCATGCCAACTCTGCAGTCTATTATTGATTGCTATGAGTATAAAAATAAAAATCATATGGACACACTAATAATTGCAGATGGTGGAATCAGAACTACTGGAGACATCGTAAAAGCCTTTGCAGCAGGTGCAGATATGGTTATGCTGGGATCTATGCTGGCTGGCACAGACGAGGCTCCAGGAGCCGTTATTGAAGGATTTAAGGTATTCCGTGGCATGGCTAGTGAGGATGCTCAGGTAGATTGGAAAGGCCAATCTTCAGTAGTTGAGGGTATATCAACAAAAATAAAATATAAAGGGCCAGTTAAAAATATATTTGAAGAAATAAGAAATGGAATTGGTAGTGGATGTTCTTATTCAGGAGTATCTAAACTATCAGAGTTGGCTGAGAATTCTGAATATACGATTGTATCAACATCGTCATTGCAAGAGTCTAAGCCACATGCTATACTAATATAGTCAAATCTATCCTATAGGAGGAAACGAAATGGACAAGAAACTAAAGGCACTACTAGCATCATATGGACGTTCAGTTCTAGGTGCAGGTCTTGCGCTATACATGTCAGGAGTTACTGATCTAGGTACCCTTGCATATTCATTGGTAGCAGCGATTGCACCAGTGGCACTAAGAGCAATTAATCCAAACGATA